ATTCGCCAGTATCATATTCGATAGTCGCGTCGTATTCTTCCAGTGTAGCGTATGCGAAAGGCTCAACTTCGAACTGCACGGAACATTCACCGATGCGGAAAAGATTTGATAACCCTATTTCTGAATAGATTTTCCCAACATACCGTTTATCGGGTTCATCGTCAAAGATAAGATTTTTGCTGCCGCTGTATCCGCTCAACCATGCCGCTATTTGTCTTGCCCTTGTTCGCAACTCGGTAAAGCTCGTGCCTATGTACTTCAAATCAACTTCAATTATGCGGTTCTCGAAAGTGTTATCTGCAAAGTCATAAACGCCGTGTTTTCCCGGTATGACCAACTGGCGGCTTCTCAAAACAGGCAGCAAGGGGCGGTTGACTGATTTCGCCACGATGCCGTATGTTGAACTATGAATATTATTGTAAGTAAGCCCAATCATGCCGTCACCCCACTTGCCCTATAAGATGTTTTTTGTAAGTTGTAAAGTTCTTTTGCAATTAGTTTTGCATCGTTGTCTGATCTGACGTAAAACGTAGCACCGTTAAACATATTTGCATAATTAATTGATGATCCCGATAACAGTTGGCTTGTTTTACTTGCATCGGTGATGTTCCCGTTTGAACTTGGAGTAAATAATTCTGGCCCCTTTTCTCCGACAATATAGGGAGTGTTTCCCAGCACTGAACCGCCCGACGCTTTGCCATAAATTGCCTTTGCTGAACTGGTAGTTACTTTTACGGCCTTTTCGCTTATTTGCAAATTATTGAATTTATCTATCCAAGAAATTACTGTTTTTATTGCATCTACAACTAAACCGATTGCATCCACGACGCCGTTAGCCACTAAAACTACAGCATCGAAAGCACCTTTTATGATTGATTCGATTAACGGAAAATACGGCTTGACCCAATCATATAATTGTTGAAATACTGGAATAATATCATCTTTAATTATCTTCCAAACTTTTTCTATGAGAGGACGGACTGAATCAAACGCATAACCGATTGCCGACTGAATTTTAGGCATGTTTTCTTGTACCCAAGAAAACAGTTGCTTTAGGATTGGCAGGATATTGTCATTAAATATATCAAATGCTTTGCGCAGTATCGGACCAATGACGTCGGCTGCCCTTGATACAAAGTTCTGGATTTCGGGCATTTTTTCAATAAACCACCCCGCCAGATTGGAAAGCACTGGAAGCAAAGCGCCGCCTATTGTTTCTTTGATTTCTCCGAATTGATTTTTCAGTATCTCTAACTTTCCGGAAAATGTTTCGCCGGCTGCTCTTGCGCTATTCCCGACTTGCGTTTCTAGTTCTGCGAGAATAATCTTTTGAGCTCCGGCAACATCGCCCGCTTCGACCATTGCGGTTATCATTTCTTTCTGAGAATCAGAAAATTGAACACCGGCACGTCCCAGCGAGGTCAATCCAGCTATTGGATCATTTAAAGCCTTGCCTAGCATTTTAGCAGAACTGTTTACATCCTGCCCCAGCGCCTGGGACAAGTTCAGCATTGCCTCGGTGGCTTGCGGAAATATGTCGGAACCTATATTAGTAAATGTCAGCAATAGGTTGTCGCCAGCTATGATTGCATCATCAGAAAATTTGGTGACCTTCTGCAGTTCTGCCGCCATACTTGTAACCTGATCTGCCGTAACACCGGCTATTCCGCCGGTTGATTTTATGACTGTTTCAAGTTGCTTCAAGTTGTTTTCTGCTTCGGACGCATCGTCGATAAAACTTTTGAACAAAGCGCCGGCACCAATGACTGCGCCAAGACCAATAGCCGCTTTTTTCATTGTGGCTAACCCCTTATCGAACTTGTTTGTACCATCTATAAAATTTTGCATGTTGGCTTCTATGCGCACAACTAAAGAGCCTATATCTTCACTTGCCATAATTCCTCACCACCTTTTATGCATAAGAAAAGCGCCATGCAGGCGCTATATAAAGCATTGGTCAATATAAACGCCGCTATCCGGCGTATTGGATTCGGGATTTAATTCAGTTTGTTTTGCGATTCTTAGCATTTCATAGTACGAAATATAGGTTTCCTCAGTCATGTGCGGATACTTTGAAAGCCACATTTCCCATACCTTCTGTTCAAGTTCTTTTTCCTGTGATTTGTTGTAAAGGTCTATGAAATCCGGAATGTCCATCAGAAAAACATATTCAGGATCCCGATAGTTTTTCAATATAAAATCAAGTAGTTCGGCTGCCTCTATTTGGCAGCTGATTTGAAAAAACTTCCGAAGTTTTTATCTCCAAACAATTCATACAAGAGCCCGGCAAATTCCTCCATCGGAAGTTCCTCGATTTCTTTGACTTCTTTTTCTTCAAAATAAGCGAGAAATTCAAACAGCGCACCAGCGATCTTGTCCATGCTTTCAAGCAGTTTATAAACAAGTTCCACGATGAGCGCCGTATTCCCTTCCTCTCTTTTACCTTCAAAAAAAGTTTCTTTTATGACCGGTTTGAGGTCTGTTTTTGCGAGGATTTTCCCCATGGGTATGATATCTTTTGCAAGTAATTTTCTCATTTCAAACGCTCCTTTTCATAAATTTAATAAATGGGAGGGGCTTAGCCCCTCCGTTAAGCTGTAGTTGTAAATCTGAATGTTGCAATCCCTGACAAACTGTTTCCAGCATAATCTTTGATGCCCGTGTTGAGTATGACATTGTACGATGCCGTTGCAGTAAGTACCGCAGACGTTGCAATTGTTACAATTGCACTGGATACCGATAATGCTGCTGACATTGTTAAATTGGCCGTAGCTCTTAATACGATGAAGTTTGCCGCCGTAACCGTGCTTGATAAGATCGGCTCGCTGAAAGTAATTACAATGTTTGATGTCTGAGTCGCGGTTGCGCTTCCTGAAACAGGAATACTGCTGACAAATGTAGGCGCCGTTGCATCTGCTGTGGTTCCGTAAACAGATGCGAACCAATTCGTTCCGATATCTGCGGTGTAATCGTCTGCATCGTCGCGGGTCGAGCGCTTTCTGCGGCTGTCATTGATACGATCAATAAACTTGCCTGAGATCGTTGGATACTGCCAAGATCCTTTTGACTGATGCTCCATGGATGGTTTTGCAAATTTGCCTTTTAAATACCAATAGTATGAATAGCCGCCGTTTGACCGCTTGGCACGGAACCCGAAAGCAACTTCCGCTGATCTGTCGTTTGCTTTTTCATCAAGCACACCGCCGGTGATTGTATGCCCGAATATCGCGGCGTAATCTTCCTGCGACATGTCTTTTACTTCAACATCAATGTCAGTGCTTTCTGAGATATCCTCTGCATCAAATATTCCATCATCGGACGGAAGTGTTTCGACGTCAGAATTTGTATTGATAGCAGCTCTGAGTGCGCCATTGAGGGCGGCGGGGGTCTGATAGCTCACACCGGCAGAGGTATCGTAATTTAAAAGGGCATAATGAAATTGATCAAGCCCTCTGAGTATTTTTTGTGGCATATATTAATACCTGCCTTTCTTTTAAATTAAAAAACACCTTCCGGTGTTAGGAATCAGGATCTTGATAATCCAGTCTGTATGTCATTGCTTTGTGGTAGATTTTGTTTTCTTTTTCGTATAAGTCTTGACTTGATTGTCTTGTAAAATCAAGTCCCGTCATGATTGTATCAACTACTAACGAAATCGCCGTCGTGCTTGCTTTTGACCAGACATCAATCTGATAATCAATCTCACTTCCAGCCTCAACATCATCGGCAAACAGATTCCCGAAATTACCAAGTTCGAAATATGTGATTCGTGGAAATTTATCTGCATCTATGTCGCTGGGATAATGGAAGAATATCCGCGTTCCGGTTCCAAGTAATGTTGTTAAGGCCGTGGAAGTCTGTAAAGCGGTCATTATTGCTGTTCTTATGCTTTGCATCACAAACCACACCCTTTCCTCATTGCTTTAGCGATTTCTTTTAAAATCTTTTGTTTATTTTCGTTATAAGATGGCCTTAGAAATGGTTGTGCTGTCATTTTCGAAGTCCCATACTCAACCGGGGGCGCATAGTCAACGTTGGTTCCGATTTCTACATAAGGATTTTTTGAACCAAAATCGTGATCTTGATGCGTAATGCTTTGTCTGAGCCTTCCCGTATCAACCGGAACTTTTATTTTTGCATCACGTTCAACCATCAGTGCACCATTTATTAAGGCTTGTTCGATATCGTTGGTCGCGGTTTTATTGATCTTTTTCAGAGTTGCTTCTAACTGCTTTATGCCGTCGACTTCTACTTTGTTTGCCATTAGATCACCACCCTAGTTTTCATTGCTCGTATTGAGCAACACGTCCATTGCCTTTTTATAGTCAGCAACATAAACGATAGGCAATTCAAGGCTTCCGTAGACCAGACGGTTTCCGACGACTAAGTTTGCATTGCTGCCCTTATAGAAAAACCGGTATTTTACATCTTGCGTGTAGCCGTATTCCTGCAAAGCAAGCTTATTACCAAACGGAAGCATTGTTCCCTCTAGGCTTTGAACATTAGCCCACGTTTCCGAGGGTATTCCTTCGCCGTCATAGGTCACGGTTTTGCTTTGTATTGTCACTTTGGTTTTCAACGACATTTAAAACACCAGCTTTCGGTACTTTTCGAGCGTTGCTTTCACGTCCCATGGCAGACCCTGGATGTAGTCGCTTGACAATGGTCCTATCGTCTCTTTTGTGACCTGTTTTGACCCTGTGAGTTCATAATTAACCGCCGTCATACTGATAACCGCATCCTCCAAATCATAAGGGAGTGTTCTTGATACTTCTGGCGTCAAAGTATACCCAGCGGAGTAGATCACTCCGATGTTGTCAACCGGCGCGGTAAGTTCCTCTACCAATCCGGTCAGATAGCCGCACCAGGTCCATCCAGTGTCCTTAAAAATAATGCCCTCGTCGAGATACGTCTGATCTGCGGTGACATAGTCAGTCCCTGCGGTCAAAGCGGCACTATCAACTTTTACGGATGTTATCACATTGATTGGATACTGATTCAAAACAAGCCTTTGCCGTCCGGAACCCTTGTAAAACTCGCTGTAGGTATCGGCTATGAACTTACGATCACAGTATTTTGATACCATACTTGATACGCTGTTGATGTTGCGCTCAATCACGTTGTCTTTACTGTAATCCCATGCGAAATAGTCATAATCCGATACCGTGATGGACCCCGTCATTGCCGCCGTAAAAGTCAATGTTCCTGCCGAATAGTCCGCTGCATAGTTGGTCAGCGTTGCCGTAACGTTTGCGGTTGTAATCTGTTTGACTGTTCCAAGCGAATTCAAGGCCAGGTCTCCACGTATAAAGGAAAACGTGATCTGCGCCGTGTCTGCCGTTAATGTCTCGGATGATGTAACGACAGTTAATGTATACAAACCCAAATATAGCCTGACACTCTCCATCGTGGTCAAGGCCTGTGCAATTAAAGACATATTACATCACCCTTTCAAGGGGTGATTGCTCACCCCTTTGTTACTATTGTTTTGCTTGACGGTTTCTTTTTATCGTCAGGTTTAATCATTTTATCCTGCTTTTTCATCAGACGGCCGGCTCCGTTTCCGCATCACCGAGAATGCAAGCAACTGTTACTATGGATGTATACGTTTGCACTCCTGTACCGGTCGCATATGCCTGTATATACCTCTGAAGCCCTACGAGGTCAACGCTGATATCGTCCACAGAACCAGCGGCTGTCAATGAAGCAGAGTATATAGGGATGGTATACATTGTTACCGTGGCGCTATCCACAACGGTAAACGTCGCAGTCAGAGCATCACCTTCATATAGTGTGAATACTGTCTTTTCTGACGTTGCTCCTGCGGTCCTGGTTATTTGCTGCTGCACAAAATGAGCAGTATTAAATCCAAACCTGTCGATTATAGCACTCGCATGTGCAGATGTTGCCCCTGCAGAAATGCTTTCAATCATGCAAGGTCTTTGAATTACTTGTTCTATCAATTTGCTTCTTGTTAACATAATTTTACCTCCTGTAAATTTAATAAAGGAAAAGACGGCTTACACCGTCTTATTTCCATGCATACTGATATCTGAGGAACGATTCGCCGTGTCTCAACGCCATGTCGTGTTTTGCAGTGACTTTCAGCACGGTCTGGTCGAGCGAGAAGGCAGACTGCAACTGAGCACCATCCCAATACGAAGCCTCTTTGGTTGCCATCATTTCAAATGCCATTTCCTCGCCGAACATAAATTCGCTGAAATCTCCAAGGAATATGTCAGTCTGGTAAATCGTCGCGGATGCCGTTGAAGTCGGAATCTGGTTTGAAATCTTAAACGGCTTTCCGAGCAATGTCCCTCTACTCATTTCATCCCTGTAGATATACTGGTTTGTGGTAGATTTCAGGTTATAGAAAGCTGTCCACATATAGCCGTTGAATATCCACCCGACAGAGTTCATAGGACTATTGTTGCCCATGAGCACACCAAGCATCGAAGCTGGGTCGTCGGCGGTTATAACAGCCGTTGAACTGGCGGTATTGATTCCAGTCTGCTTACTGATTCCACGCGGGGTGTAGTCGGTGCCGGTTCCATACATGGCTGTATAGTCGGTTTTTAAAGCCATCTGCTGAATCATGTCGTCCCTTACGAGCCTATCAGCTTCGATCGAATTGGTTCTAAGCAGGTCGTTTGAAATCGGAACAAGCGTAATCTGCTTTTTGGAGCTCATTTTGATGTTCCCGAAAGTCGGCTGTGACTTAGTGGCGTTCTGGCTCTCTCCCTGATAGTAGGAAGTGGCTCCACCTGTCATTTTAGGCAGATTCAAATTGCCGTTAGGCATCGGAACGCGTCTTATTCCTAGCTGGAATACCGCGACTTTACTCATAAGCATTGGGATAATGTCAGCCGCATAAGCTTCCTGAATCAGAAAACCGCCCTCGCTTGGAGTGGTTGCGGAAAGAGCTTTCAATGTCTTGTGCAGCTCTTTGTCGTCAAGGTAAATGCCGTTTTTCTCATTGCTGGCGTAATGCAGGGCTTTTTCAGGGTCATTGTTTCCAAGTATCAGCATTTTTGCAAGTCTGGCAAATGCAATGCCTTTTTCGGGTTCTTTTTCTACCTGCACCTTTAGAGCCTTGTTGCCGTCAAAAATGTCAGCATATTTTCTTTGTGTTTCCTGCAATGGTTCAATCGCCTTGTCAATTGCAGTTTTGATAACCGGTTCAACCGATTCAGTTACGGTTTTGGTAATCATTTCTTGTAATTCTTGTTCTGTCATGGTTTTATACCTCCTTAGTTTCCTAACTTGTTTTGAATTGACTGATTAATCACGTTTTCAATGGATTCTTTTATCAATCTTTGCAGCGTCTCGGGTTCGATCTCTGGTTCATTTTTCAACGTGATTTTTATAGCATCAAGGTTGATGTCCTTGCTTGCATCGGGTTTCGGGGATAATAAAAGCACCTGAGATTTGATATCTTCAAGTGCCTGTTTTATTTCGGTTATTTCTGCTGTCCGTGTTGCCGTCATCGGCATGCCTTCTGGCGGTTCATCTTCCATCATACCGGCAGCATCGATGAATTTTCGGAATCTGTCACTGCATTTGGTTATGATTTCATGGATTTCATTGAGTTCTTTCTTGCTTTTGGCTGAAAGGGTTGCACCGCTTTTCCATTCTGTAAACTCTTTTATAGCTTCAGGATCCAGAGAGTTTATAAATTCAAACGTAACAGCAAAAACGTCTTCATCCTGATAAACTTTGACAATGCGGTTTTCTCTGTCAATCTCAAAGTCCTTTGCAACCAGCATTTTTTCAACTTCATCCGTCTCAATGCCTGCGGATTTTGCCATCATCAAGGCGTTGGGATTGGCCGGTACCGGGACCGCGGAAAGTTCGAGCAATTTTTGTTCCATGTACCTGCGTCCGCGCCTCCATTCGGGCATGTCCAATACCTCCGGCTCGTCTCTTGTT